GTGGTAATCCGGATACTCGTCAGCGCGGACGGGTTCCCATCCTTCACGCAGCTTGGAAAAGACGTTGGTCTTATCCTCTTCGCCACGCATAGCGACTCGGATCCATCGATGCACATAGCCCTCGGGGGCTTTGGGTGCTTCAAGGCGGCTGGGCGGTGCCCACGGCTTACGGCGCGCGCCATCTTCGCGCGTTTTCATCGAGCGGGGTGTGCGAGTTGTCTCAGTCATCAGATCAGTCCTTCACGTACTTTGCGTATTCCTCGAGAGGAACATTCAGCTTTCGTGCAATCGCGATCTGCGACGGCGTCAACTTAACGCTCCTGCGCCCCTGTTTTGTACTGCGGGATGCGGAAGAACCAGCAGAGGCGACCTGCGTTCCACCACCCGTTTTGCGTTCGACTTTAAACTTGTGCGGAAACTCCGAACGAAGACGTCGATCGATCTCAGTATAATACTCATCGCTCTGTGGGTCAAAGCCTTCGTCTTCAACCAATTTGCGATGGATCCCGAATGCAGCATAGGTCATGACCTCGTCCTGACCAAACCACTCGTTCTTCTCGGCCCATGATTGAGCCTTGGCGTCGGGCTGAGGCATCTGCTGCTGCGCGGGTTGCTGAACTGGCTGCGGCGCCGCCTGCTGCGGGCGCTCGACCTGAACACGCTCAGCGCGCTGCTTCGCGATGTTGTAACGGTCTTGATCCGCAATCGCACGAGACAGGGCTTCTTGCGCCTCGACCACACGATCCGCGTTTCCAGACTCATAGGCTTCTTTGTACGCGCGGCGGGCGGCAGCGACTTGTGCTTCGACCCGAGCGCCGTACTCGCCAAGGTAGCCGCTGTCTAGCTGGCTGACACGGCCCTTGAGCTTCTGGTTTTCTTCCATCAGCTGCTGGGCAATGCGTACAGCCTCTTGGCGGTCCCGCTCTTCTTTGCGGTACTTTTCCGTCAAGCGGGCAATTCTTTTCTGCACGCCTTTGCTGTAGCTCTCAAGCTCCTCTTCGGAACCTTCGTCCGGTTCTTCCACGGCAGCCTTTTGTTCCGGCTCATCACCTTCCTGCTCGATGATGATCTCGTCTTCGAGGTCTTCCTGTCTGTCCGACATAAGCCTTCTCCTTAAACGCTTTTGATATCAGTGGGTTCAAGTACAGTAGCGATAACCTCGTCATCGTTGATGACACGGATCTCGCCGCCATCGATCTTGAACCGAGAGCCGGCGTACCGGCCAATGCAGACCCAATCACCCTGCTTGCACCACGGCTCACAGTCGGGCCCGAACTTTGCCGGGTCCTTGTAGGCCAATGGTCCAACCCGCAACACGTAGGCAACCACCGTCGCCACAGTTTCGCGGTCCCGGACTTCGTCAGGGATGTACAAGCCGCCCTTGGTCTGCTTCGCCGTTTGATACGGCATGACCAAAACGCGCCAGCCCGTGGGTTGGGGCAGACGCTCTAGAAGCGGCTTATCTAGAAGGGAGGGGTCAAGCACGCGGCTGGCTTCCGCCACGTAAGCTTTGTCGAGAGAAGGTTCGGCGCTGTCCTCTTCGGCGGTTTTGGCCTTAGCGGCTTTCTCAGCGTTTATTTTCTGCGCGACGTGTTCCGGAAGATAGAGTGTCTTCGTCATATTCGCCGTGGTTCTCCAGCAGGGCTCTCATTTCGTCGGCGGCATAGGAGAGGCCCCGTATCTCTCCAACCAACTTTTTGTACTCTTCCCAGTTGGGAAGGCCGTCAGAAGCCAAGACATCCTTGATGTCTTCCTCTCGCTGACGGAGCACCCGATACACATGTTGCGCAAAAGCTACTACATCCATCATAGGATCTCGTTGTAGTCGTCTTCTATTTCACTTGTGATCGGGCCACCTGCTGCCCATTTATCACATGTGTAATCCGAGGAACACACAAATTTTAAGAGCTGGCAGTATCCGAGATCACCAGACTCATCGCCAATGCATTCCAGAATGTCTTCGGTCTGATTGTACGCTGCGCAGTTGCCGCAAACGTCGGTCAGACGAAATGCCCCGCTGTCGGCCGGATCACGGTAGTTGGCCGTCTCAATGGCCTTTTCCTTGTTCTGCGCGTTCAGCTCGGGGTCTTGAGTCGGCAGCGGACAGTTACGTCCCTCGTCATCGTTCGACATCTTGTCGACCGGGGTCATCTCCCCAAAGATGATTGTGATTGCAGGCATCAGAAAACTCCTCGGAAAACTTGGGGTCTAGAAATCGGGCTGAAGGCCGACACCATGCCTCCGTCAGCCTTCTTCTGCTTTTTGGACTTCCCGGCTGTGGACAAAGCAATGGCAATGGCTTGCTTCTCAGGGTAGCCCTCGTCACGCAATGTGCCGATGTTTGCAGAAATCGTCCTCTGCGACTTTCCCTTTTTCAGTGGCATCAGGTCCTCCCTCGCTGAAGGTTGGCCATAGCAATCTGCTGTTGGACGGCAATGCGCTCGCGGTTTACCTGATTGCGCTCTTCGGCAATGTCCTCTTGCAATTCGAGACGTGCGGCCTCGCCCACGGCCTTCTGCATCAGCTTTTCGCGGTCGATCTGGATCTTCATCTGATCAGTGGTCGCATCGCTGGCCTGCTGTTGAGCACGAAGCTGCAGTTCCGCCTGACGAATTTGGACCAGAGGATCTGCATTCGGATCTGGCGGGGGCGGAACCATGCGCGGCAGGAGCTGCTCAAGGATCTGAGATTCAAGCAACGCAATATAGCTTTCAAGCTGTTGCGGGTTGTTCATCAGGGCCTGCGTCGTCATGATCTGCTGCTGCGCTTGCATCGGGTCCACGGCGCCGGCCTGTACCGCCATCTGCACCTGTGCGATCGCATCCTGCGTGCCTTGCACGACCTGTGCTGTCGCCAGAAAACGTACGTGTTGTTGTACGTGCGCGTAGATCTGGCCCATCGCAACAGGGTTCGCCTGCACAATCGGCGTTTGCAGCATCAGGATATGTGCCTGAATATGCGCCTCATGGTTTTGGTCTTGGAAGGCTTGTGCCTGACCACCCATGATCAGCTTTGCGTTTTCTAATGTGGGTCCTTCGGGCTGCGGCTGAGGAGGCGGCGGCAGGATCTCGTCGATGTTCTGGACCTCAAGAGCCTGATACATCCGGCGATAGGCCGCATGCAGGTTGTGCATCTGCGGGTTGGTTTGCGCGAGCTTGAGCTGCTCTTGAGCCAGCGCCACACGCTGTGCCATCGAAAAGATGTTCGGGTCACTGACAGGGAGGATGTCAATCCGAGCATCAAAATCCGACTGCACGATGCCGGGGGCACCGCCCTCGACCGCATACGGATAGCTAGGCGGAGCGTTCTCAGCGATGATGCGGGCAAGAATGCGGAACTCATTCTTCTGCGCATAGTGCAGGCGCTTGTGGATTGCCGACATCACGCGAGTTCCGCGTTCCAGAAGAGCCATGGTCGTACCGACCGGCATCTCCTGAGACATGTTCGTCATCTGTTGATCGGCGACCGATACGAAGCGACGACCGCCATCGACCAGTGCTCCTAGCAACTGGGCCAGTGTTGCCGAAGGCTCTTTGTACGGCAGAGGGATAATCGAGTCGCGCAGGTTGCCCCCGGGCGCATCGATGTCGCGGAACTCACCCGGCTGCAAAGGTTCGTCGTTGTTGCGGATCCGGATGCCCTTGGCCTTAAAGCCGGCCGGGAGGTTGGACAGCGTACCGGCGTCAATAAGTTGACGCAGGATAGACGTTGCCGCGCGACCCAGACCACCGATCATGTGAGTCAGGCCAAAGCCGTAGAACCCAAGACCCGGAAGAAACTTGTAGTGCGTAAAGTACTGCTTGGCGCGGGCCAGCGGGTCCATGGGGTCGTAGTTGCGGCGGATCGAGAGAACAGTCGACGAGGACTTGTCGATCGTCACGATATAAGGAAGACGAATCCCCGTGGGCTGGTCGTTCATGTCCTTATGCTCGAAACCCTCAATGTCCAACTCGCAATGGATCTCAAGGAGGTCGCGCGTGTCATCTGTATGCGTGCGATTCGTGCCCTGAATATCATCGACCTCTTCGCGCACAGGGTCGTTGTCGGAGTTCTGCGGAGGCCCAAGATCGATGTCTCGGTAGAACCCAGAAACTTGCTGTTTACGTAAATCGTTCTCCATCATACGCAACAAATGCGTTATTCTGGGGGACGAAATCAGATCCGTTGCCGAATAAGGTACGACGACATCTTGCGCAGGGACAAAGCGAGAGACCTGCCGACCCTTGGTCACGTCAAAGTAGGTCTTCTTGAACGTGGAGCCAGACAGCGGAAGATAGAACAGCATCTGATCCATCTCAGGATCGTACTCTTCCATGACTTCGACAATCTGGTAGTTCATGTAGTTCTTGACGCGCTCGGCCTGCTCCTCCAGCACGGGCGTGTGCATGCCCACAATGCTGGTCTTAACCGGTCCCCCGGCGGGGAGAAGTTCCTTGTAGGCCTGCGCCTGAAACTGGGTGACACTCTCAGAGATGAGGGGATGAGTTACGGCGGATGCGCCTTCAAACGGCTCTGACCGCTCCTCAACTTTTACGCCAAGAAGATCGAGACCCTTTTTGTAGGTCTCCTCCCACTCACTGCGCGAGGACAGGTCATCCTCAAAGGCGGAGGTTAGGTCACTGGCAATTTCTGCCAATGTGGCGTCGTCAAGATACTCTGCGAGGTTGGCGTCGAACGGGATCAGGTCCTCAATCGACATCTCCTGTTCCATCGCACCTGCCAGCTCCCGGACAAGCGCCGAGCCGTCGTCTTGGGGGACGATTTCAGCGCCACCATCAAAAGACATGGGGGTATCAACGGCGACCTCCATACCTTGCGGTTCGGGGGCGAGGCCGGAGTCAACGAGTGACCCAATGGGGCGCGGCGGCAGAGCCATCAGTAGTACTCCCGTTTACGAGGAAGGGACTCTTCGTCCTGCTCCTCGTCGTGTATCGTGACGAAACCGCCTTGGCGGAACCGTATCAAAGCCAAGGTCATGCTATCACAAAAGTCGTCATGATCGCCATTCGGAAATGATGCGACCTCCTCTACGACCTCATCTGAGAATTTTTTGGTCATGGGAGCCCACACAAGACCGGCCTCAAACAGTGGCGACACCATATGCATTCGCGTCGTCTTGTCCACACCGCCGCCGCCAGCGCGTCTGCCGGGGGCAAAGCCAACCGCTGGGATCCCACGTGTACGCAACTCGTCAATCAGCGGTCGACCCGACGCCTTGGCCTCGACAATGACCATGTCAGGCTCCCAGTATTCGCATTCATCCCACGCAACCTCTTTCAGCTCCGGAAAGCTCCAGCGGCCCCTCTTTGCATCCAGCAGGATGATGTTGTCGCGGCCACCCTCTTCGGGCTCAAATACGCCCCACGTCGTGATTGCAGAGAAGTCCGCGGTCTCTTTTTTTGAGAACGCCGTATCGTAAGCTTGCAGGATGTACTTTAGTTCTGGGACTTTATCTTTCTCCCAGTTTTGCCACCATTCGCGCCGGATGATTGCCTGCTCGCTGCTCGTCGGCTGCTGCTGCCACTGAGCCGACCACTTGGCAACGGGTAGCGAGGCCTTGATCGAAAGCAGGGCATCTTTCTCCCAGAACTCAGGCCACAGCGGATCTCCGCTGGGCATAAGGGCCGGGAACTCGACCACCTCCCATTGGTCGGCCATCACGTCTGCGGCCTGTGCTTCCAACAGGCGCCCTGTCAGGTCTTTCTTGCCCCAACGTGTCATGACCAAGATGATGGCCCCGCCGGGTTGAAGACGCTGACGGGGGCCGGAGGTGTACCACTCGTAGGCATGGTCGAATGCCGTTTCAGACAGTGCGTCCTGTTCCGAGTGAGGGTCGTCGATGATGAACAAATCGGCGCCTCGGCCCGTGACAGCGGCACCAACACCCGCAGCGAAGTATTCCCCGCCCTTGTCCGTGCTCCACTTACCGGCGCCCTTGTTATCTTCCTTCAGGCGGGTATCGGGGAAGACCTCTTGGTATCTGGAGTCTTCGATCAGGTCACGAACCTTTCGGCCAAATCGCACGGCCAGTTCGGTATTGTGCGTAGCCTGAATGATCTTCAGCTTGGGGTTTCGCCCCAAAAACCACGCCGGCATCAGGAAGCTGGCAAATTCCGACTTAGAATGACGCGGCGGCATGTTGATGATCAGCCGCTTCAGTTCCCCGCGCGCCACCCGCTCCAGCTTCTCGGCAATAATCCGGTGATGCCGGCCC